TGGACGATTATTCTGGGTCTCGCTCACATCGTAATGGTTTGCATCTTGCCCTCGGCGAAGATCACAACTATGATAAGCAACTTACTGCAGGAGAATACAAATCTCTTGAAGTTAGATCGCGAGACATACTTGAGGAGACAGCATCTCGATACCCCGACCTTTTAGATCAAATCAATTTTTTCACGATGGAAACTTGTTTGTGTTCATTCAAGAAAATCTTTCGCGAACGTCATGGACGCTATCTTGGTTATTATCTTGATCGTCAATCAGAAGAAATCACTCAAGCAGAGGGCGATGGCTGGACTGGTATTGAGTGGGATGTATTGTGGCAAGCCAGACTCGAAACTCTAGATCCAAGATTATCACCAAGAAGAAAAATTAACAAAGAAAGGTTTACTTATTTCGTGAGAACAGGTAGAATAGAAAATATCAACTGGATGTTTGAAGAAGAAATAGAACCAATTGGATTGGAGGTATTATGGTCCGAGTGATTGCAATGGGTGGTGAGCCAGCAACTGGCAAGACCACATTAATGTTCAAGTTGATTTCGATGGCTGATGATTGGCAGATTGTTAAGCCACAGAAACTTCTTGATGCCATGTATTCCAAGAAATTGAATCTCTATATTCTTGGCAAGTATGCGAACGATGGTAATGTATTCCAAGGAACTGATCGTTTGTCAATGGCTGTGCAACCAGACGCTGAAAAGTTCTTTATGGAATTAGATTATGAGAACGCGAATGTGAATGTAATCTTTGAAGGTGATCGTTTGTTTAATGGTAAGATGCTTGATCAATTGTCAGCAGCATTTCCAGACTCATTCAAAGTATTGATTCTCAAAGTAAAAAATAGTACACTAGATCAACGACACATTGATCGCAAAGATGATCAAGACGATAAATTCAAAAATTCTCGTAAGACTAAAATCTCAAACATCATGAGTTCACTAACACTCATGGACTATATAGAGACAATGGTCAACGAAAATCTCGATGATCAGTCTAAGATTATTGACAATATTAGAAAATTTTACAACTGGAGTGAATAATTATGCAGTTAGAAGTTAAAGTTGATGAGTTGCGCAAGAAAAAACTATTCGTAGCGACTCCAATGTATGGTGGCATGGCACATGGTATGTATGTGAAGTCTTGCCTTGATCTACAAACGCTTTGTTCAAATTATGGTATTGATGTTCGTTTCTCATTTATCTTCAATGAGTCTCTCATCACCCGCGCACGCAATTATCTCGTTGATGAATTCCTTCGCGCAGAAGGCTTCACTCATCTACTCTTCATTGATGCTGACATTCATTTCGATCCACGAGATGTAGTTGCGCTTCTTGCTTTAGATAAGGATGTAGTTGGTGGACCATATCCTAAGAAATCCATCAAGTGGGGTGCAATTAAGGAAGGTGTAAAGCGTCATCCAGAAATTGAACCATCAGAGATGGAAAAACTCGCTGGCGATTTCGTCTTCAATCCAGTTCCTGGCACTGAGAAGTTCAGTGTTGCTGAGCCAGTTGAAGTTCTAGAGATTGGCACTGGTTTCATGATGGTCAAGCGCGAAGTCTTCACTAAATTCGAAAAAGAATATCCAAATCTTCGCTACAAGCCAGATCATGTTGGTCAAGCCAACTTTGATGGTTCACGTTACATCCATGCCTACTTTGATACTGTCATTGACAGCAAGGCAAATGGTGGTAAGGGATCAGATCGTTATCTCTCTGAAGACTACATGTTCTGCCAGTGGTGGCGTAACATTGGTGGTAAGATTTGGCTCTGCCCTTGGATGCGCACCCATCACATCGGCACCTATGCATTCACTGGTGATATGCCAGCCGTTGCCAACTTTGTCGGATCACTCTAATATAATATGATTGTAGGTCTTGTTGGCTTTATCGGAGCAGGTAAAGGAACAGTTGCAGATCTCTTAGTTGAACGTCACGATTACTTCAAAGAGAGTTTTGCAAATAGTGTTAAAGACGCCTGTGCTGCGATCTTTGGTTGGAATCGTGCCATGCTTGAAGGTGACACTCCAGAGTCACGAGCATGGCGCGAACAACCAGATGAATGGTGGTCTAAGAAATTAAACAAAGAATTTTCTCCAAGATTAGCACTCCAGTTAATGGGCACAGAGGCAGGGCGAGATGTTTTTCACCCTGACCTTTGGGTTCATACTGTATTACGTCGTTGTGAACAAGCACCATGGAACAATTATGTGATCGCTGACGTGAGATTTCCAAATGAAATTAACGCTATTAAAGATTCTGGGGGAGTTGTTATTCGTGTTCGTCGTGGTGATGACCCTGAGTGGTTTACTTTGGCTCGAGAATGCAATGTATACAACAAACTAGAAATAATGCGTAATGCATATCCAGAAGTGCACTTTAGTGAGTGGGCTTGGATTGGTGCGCATTATGATATTGTGATGGACAATAATTGTAGTTTGGATGAATTAAAAATTAGAGTTGATAAGTTGGTGAATTCGTTATATAATAATCATGTTGAGGCAAATGAGGTTCTAAATTATGAAACTTTCTGATAATACTATTACAATCTTGAAAAATTTTGCAGGTATCAATCAAAGTCTGCAATTCAAGCAAGGCAGTGTATTGAAGACAATTAATCAAGGTAAGACCATTTTCGCAGAAGCAACTGTCGAAGAAACTTTCCCGCGAGATTTTGCAATCTATGATGTGACAAAACTTCTCGCGATTAATTCTCTTTATAATGATGCCGAACTTTCGTTCGAAGAAAATCAAGTGACATTTACAACATCTTCAGATGAAGTTGGTTCAACCAAGTATTGCTCACCTGAACTCTTGACCCATCCTCCTGCAAAAGAAATTAAACTTCCGCAAGTTGATTGCAGTTTCGATGTTTCTCGCGAACTATTGGAGTGGATGCGTAAGGCTGCTGGAATCTCACAACTTCCAAACTTTGTGTTTGAGAGTGATGGATCGGTTGTTACCTTTATCGCAACAGATGTCCAGAATGATGCTTGCGATCAGTATAAGAAGAAACTTGGAGCAGGTGACGGTAAGAAGTTTCGCGTCACAATGAAGGTTGAGCATTTCAAGTTGATTGATGGTGATTATGAAGTCTCCATTTCAAAGCGTGGTCTTGCAAGATTTAAAAACAAGACAGTCCCTGTGACATACTATCTGGCAGTTGAGGCTGACAGTTCAAACTTTGAAGATGGAGAAGAATAATGGCACTTGACAAAGCAAAAATTCTTGGTTGTCTCCAAGAGATTTCCAACTCACTTACTCGTGTTGAAGCAGAACGTGATCTCATCAAAGAGATTCTTCAGAAGATGCAAGATGAATGCGAGATTCCAAAGAAGTTGGGTCGTAAACTGGCGAAAGTTTACCACAAGCGTAACTATGATGAAGAAGTCGCAGAGCAGAGCGACTTCCAAACCATTTACGAAAACGTGGCTAAATAAGATTATTGGGGTGCAATACTCTAAGTTGACGGCACACTCCGCCAGACTGCTCGCCGTGGGAACTCACCGTCCCCGCCCCATCTTCTCTTTTTGAGGGATTTATATTATGCAGAGACGTAATTTTTTCAAATATCTTGGTCTTGCTGGTGGTGTAGCCACTGGTGGTGTTGTGGCGGCTGCTGCTGTTCTTCCTGACAATGAAAAGAGCGCAGCCATTGAACAAATGGAAAGACAGAATGGTTCTGGTTTACAGTTCACAGGAAGATATGGTGTGGAAGCACCAAAGTCTGATACCAACCAGTCTGTTTATGCGATTTGTACAAATGAACCGAAGTTTATTCCTGGCACAGAAAAGCAAGTCAAAATCGCAATGAACGTTGGTCCTGATGGTGAAATGTACTTGATGACAAACGGAAAATGGCGTAGAATAGTGACTGAATAAACAATCAGGAGTTATATTATGAAAGAATTGTTGTGGGTCGAAAAGTATCGACCGAAAACCATTTCCAATTGCATTCTTCCTGATGAGTATAAAAGCACTTTTCAATCTTATGTAGATCGCAAGGAGATTCCCCATCTCCTTCTCTGCGGTACTCCAGGAACGGGTAAAACTACAGTTGCCAAAGCACTATGTGAGGAAGTTGGTTCTGACTGGCTTATGATCAACGGATCAGATGAATCTGGCATTGATACCTTCCGCACCAAAATCAAGAACTATGCAAGTTCAATGTCTCTTGCAGGTGTTAAGAAAGTCATCATCATTGATGAGGCTGACTATTTAAATCCAAACTCAACTCAGCCAGCCATGCGCGGTGCGATGGAAGAATTCGCGCATAATTGTACGTTCATCATGACTTGCAATTATAAGAATAGAATCATTGAGCCATTACATTCTCGTTGTGCTGTTATCGAATTTAAGATTCGAAAAGATGACAAACCAAAGATGGCTGCAGCATTCCTTAAACGCGCTGCCGAGATTCTAACTGCTGAAAAGATTCCATTTGATAAAACAGTTCTTGTTGAGGTTGTCAAAAAATACTTTCCAGATTATCGTCGTGTTCTAAATGAACTTCAACGATATTCTGCTAGTGGAAAGATTGATGCTGGTATTCTCTCAAATGTAATTGATGTTTCTATTGGTGAATTGGTTTCAGCATTGAAGGATCAGAATTTTTCTGCAATGCGTAAGTGGGTTGCAGATTCTGGTTGTGATAGTCCAGACAGAGTTTATCGTAAAATCTATGATCATCTTTATGAGATTATGGACAAGTCATCAATCCCAAATGCTGTAATTCTTCTCGCCAAATATCAATACCAAGCAGGGTTTGTTGCAGATCAAGAATTGAATCTGACTGCATGCCTTACTGAAATGATGGTTGAGTGCAAATTCTAATGAACAATCTATCATTCCTGTACACAAAAAAAGAAATTGAAAATGATACTCCACTGACAAAAGAGTATAATTTGCAACATACAGGTGCGTTGTATGAGAGTGCTGTAATTGCATTCTTGCGATTATGTTTATCTGAGCAAAAGAATATTCGTATTAGCGACACAGGTCATTTTTTAGATAGTGACGATTGTATTGTCACAAATCAAACGAATAAAACGTTTCTAAAGATTCAGATTAAATCTGTTCAATCGTATACTGGTGATGGATTAAACAAATTAGGTAAAGCAGCAAAGAAAAAGAAAGATGCATGGAGCATTCGAAATGCATCAAAAAAAGATCTTGAGGAATATCTCAAAAAAGGTGTTGATTTTATCATTTTTGTTTATTGCGAGCAAGTTCAGACTTCTTACTCGTTCCCCGTAACAGCAACACACAAAGCGTATTGTCCCAAATTATATTTCTGGATTGTTCCAATTGAAGATGCAATTAAACGTCGCGAAAGGGAAACAGATAAGTCCGATTACTATATTCTTAAGAACGATATTGATTATCAGAAAAAATATTTCATGAGATTTGATCTTTTGGTAGAGGCTCTCAATGGCTGACCTATTTAAAGAAATAATTCCAAGCATTTTGCAAACAAAACAGAATGCATTACTAACCGAAAAAGACGAGAAGTCATATTCGTCTTTTATGGTAAATCGAGCACTTTCGTACCATCGAGATACTGCCCTTCTCGCCAATCAAATTAATCTGTATCCAAATCTCGACAATAAAATGAAATATGATTTTCTCCTAAATATTGTTCGAGCCTCAAAAAGACCATATTCAAAATGGTTCAAAAAGGCGAAAAATAATGATTTGGACATAATCAAAGAGTATTATGGCTACTCAGATTCAAAGGCTGAAGAAGCATTGAAGGTACTTAATGATGAACAAATCGCTATGTTAAGAAAAAAATTATATAAAGGATGAAATGACATGAGCGTTGATAAATTGGTTGAAGTTACTCTGGGACAACAAGACGACTTCCTCAAAGTTCGCGAGACTCTTACTCGCATCGGAGTCGCGGCAAAAAATGATAATATTCTATATCAGTCCTGCCATATCCTTCACAAACAAGGAAAGTATTACATCGTGCACTTCAAGGAACTCTTTGAACTGGACGGTAAACCATCAAATATGTCTGACAATGATGTTCAACGTCGTAACACCATTGCGAATCTGATGGCTGAGTGGGGTCTAGTCAAACTCGTAGATGAGAACAAGACAAAGGATAACGTGGCTCCACTTTCACAAATCAAGATCCTCCCATTTAAGGATAAAAGTCAGTGGCAGTTAGTCTCCAAATATACAATTGGAAAGAAAAAGAAAGAGGTTTAATTTGTGATTACAGTAAATGTGTATCGACTTCGTGATGATCTTGAACTGCCAACATATGGCACATCGATGGCAAACTGCTTTGATCTTTCTTTTCAGCCAACGACTGATAATGTGACTGGATACGACAAATACAATAATCCAATTAGTCAAAAGGTAAACAACTTTGGAGAGATTTCCATCTATCCAGGAGATCGTTTACTCATTCCAACAGGATTAATTTTCAAGATTGAAAGACTAGTCACAATTGAAAATTTCTCTGATATTGTTGATAGCAGTTCTAATATTCCATTGGCTAACTATAGCATTCGATTACACCCACGTTCTGGATTGTCTCTCAAGAGAGGTCTAGTTCTCGCCAACGCAGAAGGCATTGTGGATGTAGATTATCAAGAGCAGGTCTTTGTATTGCTCACAAATATCTCGCAAATGGGTCAGACTATCAAGGCTGGCGAAAGAATCGCACAGGCTGAAGTCGCGTGCAATGAGCACGCAAATTTTGTTGTTCTCACAAAGGCACCAGAAAAACATTCTGAACGTGCTGGAGGATTTGGCTCAACTGGTGTCTAAATAGAAGTGGATGCCCATATGGGGTCCAAGATGTTAAACTTGCTTAACAAAGGAGTAAAAACAATGACAAACATCACATCACTCGCACTTAATTATGATAAGTATCTCCCATCCACATTGGGATTTGATCATGTCTTTGCGACACTTGACAATGCAGCGCATCTGCTCACATCCACATCAACATCCTTTCCACCTGTAAATATCGTCAAGACTGGCGAATACACATACACGGTTGAATTGGCTGTTGCTGGATACAAGCAAGATGAAATTGAAATCACTTCTGAGAAAAACTCACTTCGAGTAACAGGAAAGAAAACAGAGAAAGATGAAAGGGAATATCTTGCAAAGGGTATTGCTGGTCGTACATTCTCTCGTCAGTTTGTTCTTTCTGACACAGTAGTTGTTCGTGATGCTGCACTTGCTGACGGCATTCTCTCAGTTAATCTTGAGAATGTTATTCCTGAAGAACAGAAGCCACGTAAGATTGAAATTAAATAACCATTGAGATTATATTATGATTCGTGATGAACTATCGTGGGATGAATTGTTTATCTTACAGGCTACTCTGATCGCTCAGAAGAGCAAGGATCCGTCGACAAAGGTGGGGTGTGTAATCGTCAATGATGATAACGTCATCTTGTCGACGGGTTTTAATGGCTTTCCAAGAGGCATTGAGGAAGATTGGAAAGATCGCTGGAAGCGTCCAGAAAAGTATCACTGGGTTGAGCATGCTGAACGCAATGCAATCTTCAACGCAGCACGTGTTGGTGTTTCACTCAACAATTCTCGCGCATATCTGAACTGGGAACCAAAGCCATGCGCTGATTGCACACGCGCATTGATCCAAGCAGGGATCAAGGAAGTCATTGGTCCGAATCGTGTATTTGAGGGTAAGGGTGCAGGAAAGCATTACTCAATCGACCACGCTGAAGTCATGCTCCGTGAAGCAGGAGTCCGTATCCGCGTCTGGGACATGCCCCCAGAACTTGGGGTTCCCTGAAACTAGTCCGCTCCAAAGCCTTCTCCGTTCGTTATACGCGATCTCGTAAGTTGTTGATTCTACAGGAATTATTACTGTTGTAAATCCCTGTGTTTTATACGACAATTGTTGTATGAGATATCACTATATCATGTCTGAAAACGACAAATTCGGTGCTCGCCACACACTCTGGCATGTGGGAAATTATCATTATCAGATTGAATGCCGCAGCACTGGCAACAAGATTAATCTCCCCGACACCAGTTTCGAACAGGCAATTCGTGTGTTTCGAGACATGCTCGTAAGTTATTGATTTTATTAGAGTTTTACCTGTTGATAAAAAACACGGAAAATGCTACAATATTCTTATGAAATGTGAAAACACTGTGAAAATTGGTGACGTCGTCAAGTCTCTTGACTTCGTTGGTATCAACGACTGCTATTATGTCGGTCTCGTTACTGCTGTCCTCGGCGATGGCACGTTCCGCGCCACGACTCTCAAACGTGTGTGGCAGGGTAAGTTGCAAGGCAAGCCGAGCAAAATCAAGTTCACCGAAACTTTCGTTGCTCCGCTCCCTGGTCATCATTTCTTCGATGACTTGGCTGAGACCAAGGGTCGCGAGCCTCGCGTGCAGGTGGTGGCGTAATGACTAGCAATAATTCTCTTGCTGTTGAGGCTGCGAATCTTGTTTCAAACGTTGATCAATTGATGAT